ACTTGACAAACACAAATAAAGCTGCTATACTAATTGTATAGTTTATTGAGACTGTGGCGTAATTGGTAGCCGCAGCAGACTTAAAATCTGCCGCCTTGTGCGTGAGGGTTCAAATCCCTCCAGTCTCACCAATACCGCAACGTAGTGAGGATTCTCGCTTCGCTGCGAATGTTTCGCTCGTAAGGGCATTTTTAAAGGAAAATGAAATGGATATGAAACCTGTAAAGATCGGCGGTGAACTCTTCTGGAGCAACTGGATGGCTCAGTTCAATACTAAGTTCAACGAGGACAACAAGAAGTACGAATGCACTATCGGCAATCTTTCAGATAAAGACTGCGAGGCTCTGAAGGAGCTGGGTATTCAGATCAAAGAGAAAGACACTATGGGCAAGTATATTGTCGCTAAGAGCCTGTATAAGTTTGATCCTGTAGACCAAGACGGTAAACCTGTGGAGATTGACGCTATCGGTAACGGTACTAAGGTGTCTGCATTGGTGTCTAGCTATCGTCACAAGATGTCAGCTAAGTTCGGTGCTGCTCCGTCTGTGAAGAAACTGATCGTTACTGAACTGAAGACGTACAATCCTGACGCTTCAGGTGATGATGATGACATCCTCTGATAAGGATGTACCAAAGAAGCTACTCATTGATGCTGATTTCTTGATCTACAGTGTAGGTTTTGCAAGTGAGGAAGATTCTGAGAAGTTTGCTAAGAGCAGGTTAGTAGAGGCAATGGAAGATATGGTCTACATCCACCTGAAAGCAGATTCTTACGAAGCCTTCCTAACTGGCAAGAATAACTACCGATATGAGATTGCAAAGACAGTCCCTTACAAGGGTAATCGTAAAGACATGAAGAAGCCTAAACATTATGAGGCTCTTCGATCTCATATGGTGAAACGATTAGGGGCTGTCGTTGTAGATGGTCAAGAAGCAGATGATGAAGTAGCTATACGGATGACTAAGGAGCCAGATCAGTACTTGCTTGTAGGCGTAGATAAAGACCTAAAGCAGATCCCTGGATGGCATCACAATCCTCATAAGGCACAGACTGAGTATGTCACGGATTTTGAAGGGTACAAAGCCTTCGCTACTCAGCTTCTCACGGGCGACAGGGTTGATAATATTCCCGGCTTGGACAAGGTTGGCCCTGTCAAGGCAGCGAAAGCTCTTAAAGATGCGAAGACGAAGGAAGAACTACTTCAAGCAGTCTGGAAGGTATATCAGGAAAAGGAACATGGAATTGAATATCTTACTGAACAATGCCAGCTCCTGTGGCTCAGACGATACGAAGGCGAGCTATGGCAACCCGACGTAAACCTTTTACGGCCAAGCAAGCAGGACTGAAGCATGGCTACCGCAGTGGCTTGGAAGAGCGTATTGCGGAGCAGTTGGACAAGTTAGGTGTTGAATACAAGTACGAAGAAGTTAAGCTTAAATACATCAAGCCAGCTTCTGAGCACATCTACACACCTGACTTTGTACTTCCTAACGGAATTATTGTAGAGACTAAAGGTAGATTCCTTGCATTGGATCGCCAGAAGCATCTACTGGTTAGGAAGAACAACCCAACACTAGACATTAGGTTTGTCTTTAGTAATTCTAATGCTCGTATCAGCAAGACAAGTAGGACTACTTATGCTGCATGGTGCGATAAATACGGGTTCAAGTATGCGGATAAGACTATCCCAGAGGAGTGGCTAAGTGAATAGTATATTTAAAATCTTAGAAAGTGATTCTGTACGGGAAGCATGGAATGAAGTAATGTCTGCTTTGGTTGTTGAACGACTGAAGGAAGACTACCTAATGTGTCTTGACTGGGACGATATTGAGAATGCTTCGGCTATCTTGACTGTTATCCGTTACTTCACTTCTTACTCTGAGTTTAAACAATTTGTAGATGAGGTCAAAGATGCAGGTTACATTGTTACATGAAAACTCTGATGGTTCTACTTGCTATAGTTTTGATCTAACTGAGGAAGAGAAAAACAGTCTTATCTGCTATGGTATCTTAGAAGCTTTGAAAGCCGGTATCAAAGAAGGCGAGAAACTTACCTGTGAAGGAAAAGAACTAGATGAAAGTTAACTTGGTATGGGCTACTCCTGATCTGGAGGATAAAGTAGCTTACTGTGCTCGTGTGAGTAATCCTGACAACCAACGTAACTATGAGACTGCTCCAAAGCTTCTGAAGTACCTAATGAAGCATAAGCACTGGAGCCCTTTTGAGATGGCTAACGTATGTATGGAGATTGAGACTACTCGTGATATTGCACGACAGATCCTTCGTCATCGTAGCTTCTCATTCCAAGAGTTCTCTCAGCGTTACGCAGTAGCTCAGGAGTTCTCTACACGAGAGTGCCGTATGCAGGATACTAAGAATCGACAGAACAGCCTCGTAACTGATGACCCTGGCTTGCAAGATTGGTGGCAGGCAGCTCAGAATCGAGTAAAATCTGAAGCTGAATTCATGTATCAGGCTGCTTTGAATCGGGGCATTGCTAAAGAGCAGGCTCGTGCGTTGCTTCCTGAAGGCATCACCATGAGCCGTATGTACATGAACGGCACACTTCGTAGCTGGTTGCACTACATTGAGGTACGTACCGATCCTAGTACTCAGAAGGAGCATCGTGATGTTGCCGAAGCTTGTAAGAGCATCCTGAGTATCGTTTGTCCTAACATTATGAGCGCCTATAGCGCGTAGGAGAGCATATAATGCTGATTGAAGAATATCAACGAAAGGCGTGGGAAACTGCCTTGGAAACTGCTAAGAATCCTGCTTACATGGTATCGAATCTGACCTCGGAGGCTGGTGAAGTTGCAGGTAAGTATGCTAAGTGGATTCGTGACGGTATGCTAGACGAAGAAGGTCTCCAGAAAGAGATGGGAGATGTCTTCTGGCAGCTTGCCGGTCTGTCTACTGTCATGGGATGGAGCTTGGCAGACATTGCCTCTAAGAACCTTCAGAAGCTCTCTGATCGTGCAGAGCGATTGACCATTAGCGGCTCAGGAGACAATCGGTGAGGATACTTTTTATCCCGGACTGCCAGGTAAAAGAAGGTGTTCCTTTAGACCATCTTACTTGGGCAGGTCAAGCCATTGTAGATTACCGCCCAGATGTCGTAGTAAATGGAGGGGACTTTGCAGATATGCCTAGCTTGTCCAGTCACGACATCAAAGGCTCTAAGTACTTTGAGGGCTTGCGATACAAGAAGGACATTGAAGCTGCTAAGGAGGCTATGAAGCTACTTCTAGCACCTCTACGGGAGCTTCAAGGTAAGCAACGTAAGAATAAGGAAAAGGTGTATAATCCTCGAATGATTCTTACTCTTGGGAACCATGAGAACAGGATTGACAGAGCGGTAAACAACAATCCTACGTTGGAAGGCTTGATTACTACAAAGGATCTTGGCTATGAGCGTGATTGGGAAGTTTATCCTTTCTTACATCCTGTTTTCATTAATGGCGTGGGTTTTAATCATTACTGGCCTGTGGGAGCGATGGGGCGACCTGCTGGTAGTGCCTCTGCTATTATTAACAAGCTTCATATGTCTTGTGTGGCAGGACATCAACAAGGCAAACAGATCGCCTACGGTAAACGAGCTGATGGTAAACCTATCTGTGCTGTCATCGCTGGTAGCTATTATCTACATGATGAGTCGTACATGGATCAACTGAGTAACCGACATTGGCGAGGACTTCTAGTGATGAATGAAGTCAATGATGGTCACTTTGATGAAATGTTTTTGAGTATTGAATACCTGGGGAAAAAATATGGCAAAAAAGATTAAACCTTATCACAGTCGTAAATTCCTGAACAAGAAGGAAGGTTTGGGAGCTATCCAGATCACCTTTGAACAGTGGCTTTATGGGGGCGGTTGTGACGGTACTGTTTCTATCAATGACTGCTACCGTACTGTCAATGTTGGCTTCAGCGCCCATGACGAGAAGAGCCTAAAAGAGACATACGATAAGCTTGCAGGTTTCATTGACGAGCTGCTCAAGTTCCAAGACTATCTATCTCAGAACTACGAGACATTTGAAGAGAGCTTCAAGGAAGCACGAGAAGAGCGTAAGACTGCTAACAAGGAACGTCTGACATTTACTCAGTTGGTGGGAGATCTTAACGATGCAAAGTGAGCATAAGTGCAACACTTGTTTCTATAAGAACTTCGACAAAGACAATGACTTTCCTTGCAAAGCCTGTGAGGGCTATAATGCCTATATTAACTATATGGCTTATCAGCCTGTAGACTTCAAGACAATCAGTACATGGGATAATGAAGACGTGTTTGACGGTTATTACGGCGGATCAGAGGACTATGTGGAACGAAAAGATAGCGCCAGCGACAGCATCAACTCACCTAAGCATTATACTGCTGGGAAGTATGAGGTAATTGACGTCATTGAAGATTGGGATCTTAATTTCCGTCTAGCCAATACAATCAAGTATATTGCTCGACACAAG